TTTAGCTCTAAACTGGCTACAGGTAGCTGGGGATATATCAGCACGATGGGCCTTCTGGGTCTGGTGGCAAAGTTCGGTTGCATCACCTATCTTCCCGGTGAGAACGCACTGTATCTCAGCGGACTCAACACCTCTGGTATTCCTGTTGTGTGCAAGCTACTGTTTGATGGGTTGATGGATTTCTCCGGCGAAGGAGCATGGCTCCCCGTTCTGGAGCAGGATGGTATTCCGGGATATATTAAGGCAAAAACCACCGAAACCTGACAAATTCATAGTTGAAAAGGGCTGTCCGCCATGAGACGGATGGCCCTTTCTCATACACATTTTGAAACGGAGGAATCGACATGAAAGAGTTTTGGAGCATGATCCAGCTTGTATTTACCGCACTGGGCGGCTGGATCGGTTACTTCCTGGGCGGTTGCGACGGCCTACTGATCGCACTGATCGCGTTTGCCGTTATGGACTACATCACCGGCGTGATGTGCGCCATCAGCGATAAGCGGCTGTCCAGCGAGATTGGCTTCCGGGGCATCTGCCGGAAGGTGCTGATTTTCTGCTTGGTAGGCGTGGCGCACATTCTGGATGTGGAGGTCATCGGCACTGGGAGCGTTCTGCGCACAGCAATCATCTTCTTCTACCTGTCCAATGAGGGCGTGTCTATTCTGGAAAACTCCGCCCACTTGGGTTTACCTGTCCCGGAGAAGCTGAAGGAAGTGCTGGAGCAGCTCCACGACCGGGCTGAGAAAGGCGGTGATGGGGAATGAAACTGGTTGAATCCATCATGACCCAGAACCCCTGCTACATAGCAGGACGGAAAATCACCGTCAGAGGGCTGATGCTCCACTCCGTTGGGTGCGCCCAGCCAAGCGCCCAAGTGTTCATCAAGCAGTGGAACAAGGCAAGCTACAAAAATGCCTGCGTCCACGGTTTCATCGATGGCAACGACGGCACCGTCTACCAGACACTCCCTTGGGACCACCGGGGCTGGCACTGCGGAGCCTCCGCCAACAACACCCACATCGGGGTGGAAATGTGTGAGCCTGCCTGTATCAAATACACTGGCGGGGCCACCTTCACCTGCTCCGATACAGCCACCGCCCAGGCCGTAGCGAAGCGAACCTATGAGGCGGCGGTGGATCTGTTCGCCATGCTCTGTCAGAAGTATGGCCTCGACCCGCTCGGCGACGGGGTGATTCTCTCCCACAAGGAGGGCCATGCCCGGGGCGTCGCATCCAACCACGGCGATCCAGAGCATCTCTGGACGCAGCTCGGTATGAGCTATACCATGGACACCTTCAGAAAGGCGGTGAAATCAAAAATGGACGAAAGCAAGCTGGACAATACTCCCGCTGCCTGGTCTGCTGATGCAGTGGCCTGGGCTAAGGAGAACGGGATTATGGCGGGCGACACCAACGGCAATCTCATGCTCCGCAGTCCGCTCACCCGTGAGCAGTTCTGCGTCATGCTCAAGCGGTATGACGAGAGCCGTCAAAAGTAAATACTACGCATGAAAGCGGCCTTCTGGAGATCATTCCCCGGAAGGCCGCTTTTTTTGGTATTTATCGCATCAATTCCCTTAATTTCTTCGCCATCAACGCTTTTCGCTTTTCATAGAAATCCTCAAAATCCTCCAATTCAAGCGTTGTATTGTCAGGGATCATGGCTTCTTTGCGAAAGTTGGCCTGCTGCTCGGACGTCATATCATTATAGAAATCAACCAATCGCATATCGCTCTTGCTGGCGTTGCTTCTTCCAGCCAGCAACCAAAGATTGGGGAGCCGATCCCTCTGGCTGCGCCACCTGCGCCAAGTTTCGGGTTTTACACCTATAGGATTGATCTTTTCAAACGCCTCATAGGGGTGCAAATGGTCCTGCTCATACACAATCCCCCTATTCCACCAATCGAGAGACAGGAAATAGAGTGCCTCACCAGCAATCCGACTGCCCCTTTCAGCATTGAGAATGTCATCTATTTTGCCCTCTGTGACCTTAAGCTCATTCATAGAATCCAACATCTCTATCGTTAGAGTCGACTCATACCCATTGATTCGGCTTCTGAGCGTGTTTAATTTTCCCGTTGTTCCAGATTGAAAATATGTAAACAGCACAGCTCGCACCAGATAAGCCTGAATACCATCGAGGCTGTTCTTGTAGTCAGGGTTGAAATATAGGGTATACAGGATCGGCAACAGCACATTCCAACTTGTCCGGAAGCGGCTGACATCTACCTTGATTTCCTTGAGGGCAGATTCTAAGTTCCGTAGGGCTTTCTTGAATTCATCCCAATGATCATGCAACGCATCCGCAGTTTGTTTGTTAATATTGGATTTGACGACATCACCATAGAGCATAAGTGCTGAGCGAATGATAAAATCTGTTCCAAATCCTTCATAGGAATCAACCAGAAGTTTCCCAAATTCCTGCTTGGCACTGGGCCAATACGCTTCAAGAATGGACATCGTGATGTCGCTTTTCTTGAGTGGTTTTCCACCGGCATTGAAACGAACAAACATTTCCAGTGCCGCATCCTGGTTCATACCGAATATTTCAGTGTAGCGGATCAGCTTTTCAACAAATATTTTCGAGTAGAGTCTATTCAAAATGTCGCGGGCGTATGCCTTGCTGTCCTCGGATACATATTTTATTGCATCTTCAATGGCTTGTTCCCTTGTCGAATCATTTTGGAATTTTTCGTCAAGGATATTCCGGATTTCAAAAAGAGTATTCCGCTGCATCCCTGTTTTGTCAGTAAAACGCACATCGTATCGCTTGCTGTTATATTCCTCTTCATCCACTGTCAGCCTATTTTTATCCAGTTCGATGACCAGCTTCTCAATCGTAGTAGCTGCGTTCTTTTTTCGTGCGTGCTTTGAGCGGATGTGGGCCTCCCCCTCAAGTGACAAAAATAAGGATGTGAGTCGCTGCTGCCCATCGAGGACTGCTGTATCAGAGCATTTCAAATTAACATGGCTGAGGTCATAGTTTACACTATCCGGGGTCTTTGAACTATCGAATACTACCTTTTGAAGAAAGGTGCAAACATTTGTATCCCATGACATATTATCGTCGTCTAAATGCCAGAAAAGGAAGGTTGCAATAGGGTAACCCAATAGAATGGAGTCCCACAGCTTTTCGATTTGCGCCATGCTCCACACAAACTGGCGCTGAAAGGCCGGCATAACATATTTTCCATTTTGGATGTTCTGCAAAGCCTCATATATCGTGATACTGCTATCGCATAGCTGATTCATTATGACACCTCCTCGCTTCTCCCTAAATTATAGCAAATTTTTACGATTCTGCAAGCCGAAAACCTCAACAGGGCGAAACTTCTATACAGAACACAGGATTGAATCAGGCTCTTTTTTCCCTTATAATTTCCCACCTCCGTGGCCTACCTATGAGGGGGTAATACTATGACCAACGAACAGCTTCAGATCGTGACCGAATTGCGAAGCCAGGGGCTGGGCTATAAGAGCATCGCCAGGGCTACCGGCCTATCCGAAAATACCATCAAGGCTCACTGCCGCCGCCACCCGGCACCTTCTAAAGAGAGCGTGTGTCCTACTTGTGGCAAGGCCCTAACGCAGACCCCGCAGAAACGCAGCAAAAAGTTCTGCTCCGACAAATGCCGCATGGCCTGGTGGAACGCCCACCCAGAGATGGTCAGCCGGAAAGCGTTCTACCACCTGGTTTGCACCCATTGCGGACAGCCCTTCGACAGCTACGGAAACAACCGCCGAAAATACTGCTCCCGCTCGTGCTACAACGAGGCGCGGCGAAAGGGGGTGCCGGAATGTCCGAGCAGTCCTTCCAAAACATGATCGCGTATCAGGCCGCGATGGGCCTCGCCAGGAGTATGCTCCACCAGGGCATCATTTCCGAGGAAGAGTACGATAAAATCGATACAATTATGACCAAGAAGTACGGCCTGCCTTTGGATAGCATTTTCCGCAATAACGCTTGATAAATCAGCGGTTTAGAGGGAATATGTGACCAAATGGAGGTGATTTATTTGGAACGCATCATTCAACGGGTGGGGCTTGAGCTTCCCACCCAGCCCAAGGCGAAGCGGGTCGCTGCCTACGCCAGAGTTTCTTCTGGCAAGGACGCCATGCTGCACTCCCTGTCCGCGCAGGTCAGCTACTACAGCAATCTGATTCAAAAGCACCCCGGCTGGCTCTATTGCGGCGTGTTCAGCGACGAGGCGCTGACCGGGACGAAAGAGAACCGGGATGAATTCCAAAAGCTGCTGGCTGAGTGCCGCGCCGGGAATATCGATCTAATCATCACAAAGTCGATCTCCCGGTTTGCCCGAAACACTGTAGTG